CCCAGGATGGGAAGCAACAGAGCGAGCTAATATGTCACCACGTGAATTTACTCAAGAGTATGATTGTGACTTTTTAGGATCGGGCAACTCAGTAATTGAAAATGATGTATTATCCTTTTATGAACAAACATTTGTACAAGATCCTATTGAACGTCGTTTCATGGGTGGTGATTTTTGGATTTGGCAGTATCCTGATTATAGTAAGTCTTATATTATATGTGCTGACGTTGCTCGCGGTGATGGGAGTGACTACTCTGCGTTTCATGTCATCGATGTGGAAGCATGTGAGCAAGTTGTTGAATATAAATCGCAAATAGGCACTAGAGAATATGGTAATATGCTTGTATCTGTTGCCTCAGAATACAATAATGCCTTAATAGTACCTGAAAATGCTAATATAGGATGGGATGTCATTAATACTATTATAGAAAAAGGATATCAGAATCTACACTATTCTCCTCGCGCTTATGGTGAAATGCAGATGGATAAATGGATGGCTAAGATGGACTCTGATCAAACAGTTCCTGGTTTTACTATGTCGACTAAAACAAGACCACTTGTTATCTCCAAAATGGAGGCGTATATTAGAGAAAGACATTTCGTCTTTCATTCTAAACGTCTGCTTGAAGAATTACGTGTGTTTGTGTGGCAAAATGGTAAAGCTCAAGCACAAAACGGTTACAATGATGACTTAGTAATGTCATTAGGAATTGGACTTTTTACTAGAGATACTGGTGTTAAGTTCCATCAACAAGGTTTAGATTTAGCTAGAGCAGCTATTGGTGGTATATCTAGCACTAAGGGAGGACCAGGAAATATGCCAACTTTACCAAACGGAATGCCAAATCCATATAGAATAGAAACCCCATATGGTGGTGAAGATATTACATGGTTATTTTAGGTTATAAATATTTATTGACATAATAAAACACAAATGGCTGAACAAAACTCAGGCTTATTTAATAGACTAAGACGATTATTCTCTACAGACGTTATTATTCGTAATGTAGGGGGTAATCAACTGAAAACGATAGATGTAGATAGAATACAAGCCTACGGAAACGTAAAAACAAATGCTTTAATAGATAGGTACACAAAGTTACATCGCTATGGCGCTAACATGCCATATAACCCAACGATGAACTACCAAACACTTCGTATTCAGTTATATACTGACTATGAAGCAATGGATACAGAATCTATTATAGCCTCTGCATTGGATATAGTAGCTGATGAAACTACATTAAAAAACGAAGCAAAAGAAGTAATACAAATTAGAAGTGCAGACGAAAACATTCAACGTATTTTATACAATTTATTTTACGATGTATTAAATATTGAATTTAATCTATGGTTGTGGACTAGAAACATGTGCAAATATGGTGATTTTTATTTGCACCTTGAAATAGCTGAAAAATTCGGAATATATAGCGTAACACCATTATCAGTTTATGATATGATACGTGAAGAAGGTATGGATCCTGAAAATCCATCTTACGTATGTTTCAAAATTGATCCAATGGTAATTGCGGCTGGTGGTATCAATTCACGTGTTAAAGATAGAGACGGTAAGATTAAATTTGAAAACTATGAAATAGCGCATTTTAGGCTATTAACTGACGCTAACTATCTTCCTTACGGACGCTCGTATATAGAGCCTGCTCGCAAAACATACAAACAGTATGTGCTAATGAAAGACGCGATGTTATTGCATCGTATCACTCGTGCCCCAGAAAAACGTGTATTTACTATTGATATTGGTAATTTACCTCCAAACGAAGTAGACGCATATATGGAGCGTTTAAAGCAAAAAATGCAGAAAACTCCGTTTGTAGATAAAAATACTGGTGAATATAATTTACGTTACAACATGATGAATGTAATGGAAGATTTTTACATTCCTCAACGTGGTGCTAATAGTACTACCAAAATAGACACATTAAAAGGTCTTGAATATAACGCCATAGATGACGTAAACTTCTTACGTGATGAAATGTTATCTGCGCTCAAGGTACCTAAAGCGTTCTTTGGCTTTGAAAAAGACTTAACTGGTAAAGCAACATTAGCTGCTGAAGATATTCGTTTTGCTCGTACAATAGAGCGCATTCAACGTATTATTCTTTCTGAATTGTATAAGATTGCTCTAGTACATTTATATGTTCAAGGATATGATGGTGCTTCCTTAAATAACTTTGAATTAAGTTTAACTACCCCTTCTGTTATATACGAACAAGAAAAAGTAGCATTATGGAAGGAAAAAGTAACATTAGCCAAAGATTTACAAGACAGCAAATTAGTCCCTTCAGATTGGATTTATGATAATATCTTCCAATTCAGTGAAGATCAATATGATGAATTACGTGATCTAGTAATCGAAGATATGAAACGTACCTTCCGCTTATCACAAATCGAAAACGAAGGTAACGATCCAGCTAAATCAGGTAAATCATATGGTACACCACATGATTTAGCATCATTGTATGGTAAAGGTAGAAATGGTGTTGGTGAAACAGGTGCTGTTCCTCCTGGCTACGATGAAAAACGCGATGTTGGGCGTCCTCAAGAAAGATCTTCTATCATTGGAACACAAAAGGATCCATTAGGTAAAGACAGATTAGGAAGCAAAGAAAATGCAACATTATACACTGCAAATATTCCCGATGAAGGAAGTGGTACACCAAAAGGTGGTTCACCATTAGCTTTAGCTGAATCTTTAAAATATAAAGATATGCTAAAAGGTATTCCTAGAGCAGACAAACAAATTGTGTTTAATTCTGAGGAATCTTCATTGTTGGACGAAAAAAATATTAAGGACATATAACGACTACATATTTATAGGTAGTGCACACCATTTAATATGAAAATTAAACATAGCAAATTCAAAAATACTGGTATATTATTTGAATTACTAGTACGCCAGATAGCATCTGATACCGTATCCGGTAAAGACTCTGCTGCTGTTGGATTAGTTAAAAAATATTTTTCTAAATCTGAGCTGGTTAAAGAACACAAAGTATATCAAGCATTGATTAGCACTAAAGCTTTAACTGAAAGTAAAGCCGAATCATTAATTAATGCTACTTTAGAAGTATCTTCTAGATTAAATCGCTCTGCGTTACGTAAAGAAAAATACAATTTAATTAAAGATATTCGTGAATCTTACGATTTAGAAGAATTCTTCAAATCGAAGATCAACAACTACACACAATACGCTGCTGCTTACAATTTAATTGAAGCACACAATTCATTACATTTTATTGAACCTACTCAAGTTATTGAGAATAAAGTAACATTACTTGAACACATTACACGTAAAGAGGTAAATAAAGAAGATGTAAAAGACCGTGTAATGGAAGAGTATACCAAAATGGATAAAGGTACTCGCATTTTGGTTTACAAAATGTTGCTTGAAAAATTCAACGAAAAATACGGCGATTTATCTTCACCACAAAAAGCAGTATTAAAAGAATATATTAACAACATATCAAACAATGTTAAATTGCGTGAATTTGTTAATAATCATTATGCTGCTATTAAGGCAGAATTGAACATTTTAAATAAATCAGTAACAGATAAAACTATTCAGATTAAATTAACTGAAGTAGTAAATTTGTTAAAACCATTAGATAAAAATCAAAATGTAAAGGATGATAATATCATTGCTTTACTTCAATTTCATCAATTAGTATCAGAACTTAAGTCAACAAACTAATGGATCTAAAAGAATACATAAAATCCCTCATACGCAAAGAGCTAGAAGAAACTTCTGCTACGGGCGCTATTGGTGTTGGTGCTGGCCCTATTATGACTCCAAATTGGGTTGCTCCTAAAGGACAAAAGAAAAATAAAGCTACCAAAGCAGCCGAAAAGCAAGGATTTAAATTAACTAAAGGTGAAACTGAAATGCCTGCTGATTCTAAAGTAAGAGATTACGTATCTTTAACTGGCAAGAAAAAGAAAAAGGTAAAAATATATAACGAACGTAGTAACTACGATCAAGCCTCCAAATATGGTGCCGCTAGTGGCTACACAGCAGCTAGCGGTTATACTGGCCAAAGCTTAGCTACCAAAGGTGGTGGATATTATTCAGGTGCTGTAAAAGAAAATCAAATGAAACCATTAAACGATATCATTGAGAAAGAGTTACTTAACGAAGTAACATACCATAAATTCAAAAACGAAGTTAAATACAGAACTAAAGCTGAACAGCTTCATAAAGCAATTCGCGAAGTAAAGCGCAAACTACAAGAAATAGATCGCATTGTTGAATACACACAACGTATGAAACAAGAATTAAGTGAGGGTGATGGTATTCAATATTGGAACCGCACAAACAAAGCAGTATCTACTATTTCTGAAATGGTAAATCATTTAAACAATAAAATTAAAAATTTAAATCAGTAATGGCAAAAGGTAAAAGTGCGGGTGAATCTCGTAAGATATCATTTGGTAAACGTAAAAAAGGATCAGCAAAAAAATCATATAATAAACACACACCAAAACCAAAAGCATACAGAGGTCAAGGTAGATAAATAATAAACTATGAAACACAATCTCAACGAAATAAAAAGAATGCAGCAATTAGCTGGATTGAATGAATCTCAACTCAACGAAGTAGATAGATTAGATGAAATCCGTAACTTAGTTAAAGAAGTAATAAAAGAATCTACCTTAAATGAACAAGTAGATGTTAGATCATTAGTTAAAATGGTTAACGATGCTAAAAGAGCCGGAAAAGAAATAGCTGTTGATGGTACACCTATTAATTTATGGGTAGCGTCAATGGGATTACTAAGAACACCAGGTGGTCGTCATAGTATTTACGATGTAGCCTCTGGTGATGTAGAATTAACTATAGATGGTGTTCCTGTTGAACTACCTGCTTATGTTGCTCCTGCACCACAACCTAAAGTAGACACTAGAACACCAGAAGAAAAAGAAGCTGCATTACAATCATGGAGAGATCGTTATGGTCCTGGTGGTGGACAAGATACATTTTTTGGAAGATACACTGGAGATTAATAAATACAACAACAATATACAATGAAAAGTATAAAACAACAATACATTGATCTGACTGAGGGTAAAATGTCACAATCTAATTTCATGAGAAATTTGCGTATGACAATGCCTCAATACGTTACTAACGTAACATCATTTAATGATGCTGTTAAAATCCTTAGAAACAAAGGAATATTAACTGAAGGTAAAACCAAATTAACAGCAGATCAAGTTAATAATGATGAATTAAGAATGGGTATTAGAGTAGAAATGGAACACACTGATGATGTTGAAAAAGCTAAAAAAATAGCTTTGGACCATTTAGCTGAAAATCCATTCTACTACACTCAACTTAAATTATCTGGTGTTGATACTAAAGCTATTCCTAGTAAAGAAAAGCAAGCTATTGCTAAGAAAAAAGACGAAACTGAATTTGTAGATAAAGCTAACCAAATGAAGCCTGTAAAAGGTGTTGAAAAGGTTAAAGCATCTGCCAATAAAGCTCATAAAGAAACTAACAAACCAGTAAAAGGTATATCATCAATGTCACTTGTTTCTAAATCAACTCGTGGTGTTAAAAAGATGGATGCTACTGGTGAGAAGATGAAGAAGATTAAAGAAAATTTGGAGTCTATGTATGATGCTGCTGAAGAATTAGCTATGCAGATGGGTGATTATGATTCTGCTGTGGTAGCATTACAAGACGAAATGGGTTTAGATCCCCGAACAGCAGATCAAATTGCTTCTCAAGCATACCCAGATACCTCTGTACCACAACGAGTTTTTGCCAAAAACGCCAATATATCTAAAGGTCTTAGAAGAATAGCAGGTATTGAAGAAGAAAAGCTTAGAGAAGCCATTCGCAAAATGATCAGACAAGAAACATTTGATGGTCGTGATAATTTAACTGATGTAACTGGCGAAAACTATTAATATGAAACAATCACTCATAGATCATATTCCCTTTCAAGTAGCAAAGCTTACCCTTACTGAAGGTAAATCTTCTAATGGTCGCATGATATTAGAAGGTAAGCTACAAGCAGCTAATACAAAAAATGGTAATGGGCGTGTTTATCCTGAAGATGTACTACGTAGAGAAGTAGAAAAATATGTTAAAGGCCCAATAGCAAATAATAATGCATTAGGTGAACTAGATCACCCTGATTCATCCGTAGTAAATTTATCTAACGTATCTCACAACATTATAAAAGTGTGGTGGGATGGAGATGATGTAATGGGTAGATTAACATTACTTAATACACCATCAGGTAAAATAGCAATGGAACTTGTAAGTGCAGGCATTCCTTTAGGAATATCATCACGTGGTATGGGTTCTGTTAAACAATTAGGTGAAACAGTAGAAGTACAAGATGATTTTGAATTATTATGTTGGGATTTAGTATCAGTGCCTTCAACTCCTGAGGCATATGTACACCCAGTAGGTAAGCTAACAACGATGAATGAATCTAAGCAATATATTGCTAGTAAAGATTATAGCAAAGTAAATGAATTAATTACTGAAATTATTTGTTCACAAACCGGAGTATGTCCACTATGTTAATACAAGAAGCAAAACGATTCCAGCATTTGGCAGGAATTATTACTGAAAATAAAGATAAATACCAAATTCAATTACTGATTGATAATAAAGCAGTAATGGAAATAATGGCTGACGATAATCCAACTCCTGAAGAACTAAGAGATGCTTTGACTGTTCTTGAAACAAAATACAAGGATAAATTTGATTTTAATAAGGCTGAATTAA